GACTTGTGGAACAAACATGACTGCGATGAGTATCGAACTTGTCAGACCGACGCCATCGATGATGCTATCCATTATCCAATACTATTTTCTAAGGTTTAAGTAGGTATGATTCTGTTCATCATTTTGATACTTTTGTGTATCTTCATCCTAGTAAAGATGGAACCAGGGAGGACTACACGTAAATATGATTATAAATGTTTTTTACTTACGATGAAAAATCAACAAGAACGGCACGAGAGATTTGTCAAGAGTCACAAAGATGGTATTCCATTGGAAGTTATATATGGATCAGATACTCGTAACGTCAAAGTGGCTCGTGAATATGAAGATCAGATAGATCCAGAATATTTTGAAAAAGCTTTAGAAATGCATTACAACCCCCTTGTAAAACGACCAGACATAACCTATTTTAACATGGGTGCGATCGGATGTTTCTTTGGACACATGGACTTCTATCAGAAATGTTTTGACCAAGGTCTCAAATATGCGGTTATTTTTGAAGACAATGTCATCATAAAGTCTGATGATGTATATGATAAGATCCAAAGTGTTATAGATGAAAAAGGGGATGACTTTGAGATGTGTTTTTTCCACTGCTTGTCAAGATTACCTAATAAAAAGGAAGGAACCCTCGAAAAGGTGGATTGGATTTCGAGCACTAAATGCTATCTCATCAATGTCGAAAACATGAAGGAGTACAAGCGTCACTTCCTCCCAATGGATAATCATGTCGATATGAAACATGAAGATCTAATCGCCCAAGGTGCGCGTATATACTACAAAGATTTACGTGAATACATCTTAATCGATAGAACCCATAAGAGTCTCATCGGTCACAGTGACCACGGAAACCGTAAGTTCTTCTCGAGACAATTTCCTGACAAAACACCCTATGAACTCAAATGGGGGTACTAATGTAGACTGGTCTATCAAATTAAAATATTTTTATAAACACATACAACAATGTTTATAAAAATGTTCCAAACGGGGCTCGAACCCGTGACCTTGGCGTTATAAGCACCACGCTCTAACCAACTGAGCTACAAGAACGGTGCGTTTGACTGTGTTACTAGCCAAATTGTATAACTGTGGAACTTCCCACATATGATGTAGGTGTTTAAACTTTAAGTATTTAGGCAAGCTTACCACCCTTGCTGGAAACCATCGAACCGAGGATGGCCACAAGCTCACCAACGAGAATGCTTTGCTGGGACATCACGAGCATCTTGGCCCGATCCGTCTTGGGACCAAAGTCACCATAACCCACAGTACTCATTGTGGTGAACGCGAAATAATAAGGATCAATAGGACTCTCGAATCCAAACTCCTTAGGATCCATTCGGCTGTAGAGGAAACCATAGGCGAGAGTGATCGTGGCCAAAAATATAAAATTGTTGAAGGGTGAAAGACCCATTGTACTTTATTATACCTCGAGAGAATTTTGACGGCGCATTTCTTGACTTCTTCTCGCTGTCAATTTCCTGACACTCTTGATCCATCTGGAGACTGGGTTTACTGTAGAAGAAATGGTAGAAGCTGTATCATCACTAATGATGATACTGAGACCATTACAGACATCAGGTTTATTCTCTTTATCGGGAAATTCCTTAAGGAATGCCTGAATAGAAATTGCAGGAATATCTGGAGCTTCATCCAAAAGTCGATCATACTCGAGTCGCGCCTTTTGCATAAACTCCACAACATCTACACGATGGAGAACATCTAGAGACAGCTCCATATCGATATTCCTGTAAAACTTTGAATATTGAACACACATAATGGAATTCGCTTCCGAGAGTTTAGAACTCTGACTGAACTTACTGGTAGAAGTAAGGATACCACCGAGAACGTTAAGGAACGCGAAAACGTATTGGACAATCATAATTTTCGTTTTCGTATCTGAATCTACATCATCATTTCCACTTGGATTGAGAACTGCGAAACCACCTACACCTGTGATACTCGCGATGATTATACTTGGATAGGACAGGTAATCATGTCGTTTTTTATAAAAGAGTCGAGCGTGGTTGTGAAGCCATCGGTACCCAGCAGCTTTCTCTGCCCAACGCACGAGAAGCTTCTCCTGTTTATCACACCAGAAATGCTCATGGGGCACATCCACTTCACCCATTACAATTAGTCTAGATATTTTTCAAGTTCTGATTTCATTTCTTGTACCCACCATTTCTTTTTTTCCGCATCCCATTTCGCCCCATAGGATTTCACAACGTCTTTTTCATCGAATGGGACATTTAGGTATACACGGGTCATCCATTTTTTAGCTTCTTCTTCAGTTTTGAATGATTTATATACCGCACCTGGGTACCCATCCACTTGTTCCTTAGCTTCATCCCACGTGGTGTAAATACCTGGGATGTGTCCTTTGAAGATGCTATAAAACTTCTGTCCCTTAGGTTTACTGGTTCCACCAGCAGTCTCAAACGCTAATGTATCGACTTCTTCATTTTTAGGGTCTCCGTTGTGTGCTTTTACCCACTTCCATTCAACCTTCGTTAATTTATTACGCACATCATCAATAGCAATCCATAGTTCTTTATTTTTAACTGGTGTGCCCGTGGAAGTTACCCAGTCGTTCTTTTTCCATTTTATAATCCACGAACTAATACCATTCTTCACATATTGACTATCCGTAAATATACACACTTCTTGAATGTCTCTGGTCAAACATTCTTCGAGGGCTTTGAGAATCGCGGTCATCTCCATTACATTATTGGTCGTGTCAGTCTGTTTACCAGATAATCTAAACAGATCACTAACCACACCCCAACCACCACGTCCAGGATTACCGAGACAACTTCCATCAGTGTAGATCTCATACATACTTACTTACTGGGCTTATCCTTATATTCGGAAGCCTTCTTAGGTTCTTTACAGATCGTGTCACCACAATGATCCCTATTTTGATATACAGAGTTTATAGAAGTTGAAATTTCCTCACAAGACTTAAGAGACCAACGTCCCAAAATAGGTTTTTCAACTTTAACAAAAAGATTAAATACTTTCTTAAACATTATCTATATACTTAAGTGGGTTGTCAGCTTTAAAGAAGTTTTTAAAGGGACACCCTTCACAACGTCTATGTCGTACCGCACACTTAACTGCCTCAGGTTTGTCGATACAAGGTTTTTTTCGTTGTCTGTAGGTTCGTCGACGTCTAATGGCGTAAATAAGGATCGATGTTTGACCTAGAGCTAACATACTAACACAAGTAGTTTCGTTTTTAAATAGCATTAACAGTGCATTTTAAAAATGATTTATGATTTAATTTACTAATATACCGAAACCAACCGATTAGTTGGAGAAGGCGAGGCCGCCCATACCGCTCTGGATGCGGAGGACGTTGTAGTTCGTGGCGAACATGTTGAGCGAAGTCGCGGCATCGGTATCCATACCAGCCTTAATCTTGATGGCAACTTGGGCGTTATCAATACGCGAGAAGTTGCAGGTACCCGTGGGTTGATGTTCCTCGGGCTTGAGCGCGAAGGAATACGAGTAGATACCGGGCATGGGGGAACCAGAGTGGTGGCTGTAGGCTTGCACTTGGTTGAAGTACTTACCGGTTTGCTCCTTGAAGCGGTCTTGGCCGTTGAGGACAAGCTTGAAGGATTCGACGGGGCCGACGGCACCCGCACCAGAGGCACCTTCCTCGATGAGGCGGAGGGATCCTTCGGAGGAGAACAGGGGGACACCACACGCCTGGGTGATGGGCACATAGCAGTTGGACAGGTTAGGGTCCGTGGGGTCGGACTCGAGCACAACATCGGCGGCACCAACGTTGGAGGTGAAGTTCCACAGTTTGGCGTTCGCGGAGGAAGCGGGGGCGACGGCCCACACGAGCTCCTTGATGGGGTGGTTGTACGAAAGGCGGACCTGCTTGGTCTCACCCGCGGTCACGGAGTCAACACCAGTGTGCTGGACCTGCTCGATCAGGTATTCGTGACCCTTCTGGGCGAAGCGGCGACGCTCCTCGGTGTCCAGGTACACGTAGTTACCCCAGACCTTGAAGGTGTTCAGGTTGAAGTAATCCTCGAACTCACTGGTCAAATCGAAATCGATTCGGACTTCGTGGTACTGGAGAGCGATCAAGGGGAGGAACAAACCGGGGTTGCGGTTGAAGAAGAAGATCAGGGGGAGGAACACTTGGCCCTTACCCGAGGTCATCTTACCCCAGTTAGCTTTCTTGGACTCATCCAAGTAAAGCTCGGAGTACATGCGCCACCA